GGTGGTGCCGCAATCGATCCGCACCCTTTCGCCGATCAGCGAACCGCGCCTCGACGCCGCCAGCGCCACCGCCTGGTATCTGGCCGCGAGCCCGAACCAGATCGACACCATCGAATACGCCTATCTCGAAGGCCAGCAGGGTGCCTACATCGAGACGCGCAACGGCTTCGACGTCGACGGGGTCGAGATCAAGTGCCGCCTCGACTTCGGCGCCAAGGCCATCGACTGGCGCGGCCTCTATAAAAATCCCGGGGCGTAGGTCGGGCTGGCTCCCATGACGATCGATGATCGAGAGGGCGCGGTGCCGATCCCCGGTTTCGTCGGCTACCATATCAACCGGGTCGGTCAGGTCTGGAGCGCGCATCGCAAGGGCAGAGTCCCGAGCGGTGCGCGCTCGCCTTGGCTGGATCGCCTCGAGTGGACGCTGCGCCAGCCGTGGCGCGACCCCGAAGGGTATCTGCACCACACGCTGGTCCGCGACCAAGCTGGAACTCGCCAGCGGATCGCCCTGCACATTCTGGTCGCGACCACGTTCCTGGGGCCGCGACCGGAGGGGTTGGTCATCGCCCATCTCGACGGCGACAAGGCCAACAACCGGGTCGGAAACCTCGCCTATGTCACGCAGCGTGAGAACGTCGAGCATAAGCGCGACCACGGCACGATGCCCTGCGGAGACCGCTCACATCTCTCGCGCCTGACCGATCACCAATGCAGCCGAATGCTCGACTGTCTTGGTGCAGGCTTCTCCCGCCGCGAGGTTGCCGGGGCGTTCGGGGTCACCGTCTCACACGTCGCGGCCCTGAAGACCGGCCGCATCCGCAAACACCTGACCAACCAGCGCGTCTGAAAAAGGATCACCCCATGAAAAACTTCGTCCAGCCCGGCAACACCATCACCCTGACCTCACCATATGCTGTCGCCTCCGGCGATGGCCTGCTCGTCGGATCCATCTTCGGCGTGGCCGCGGGCACTGCCGCCCTCGGCGAAACCGTTGAGGCCGCGCTCACCGGCGTCTACGACCTGAAGAAGGTCGCGTCGCAAGCCTGGGCTGCAGGCGACAAGGTCTATTGGGACAACACCGCCAGGGAAGCGACCAAGACCAGCACCTCGAACACCCTGATCGGCGTGGCCGTGGTCGCGGTGGCGGGCGGCGCGGGCGATGTGGTCGGCCGGGTGCGACTGAACGGGGCGTTCTGATGAGCGCCTTCGCCGCCGCCGTCGGCGCGCTTTTCGCAGATCCGAACATCGGGCGGGACGCGGTCTACATCGCCGAGGGCGGCGCGCCGGTCCTGGTGCGCATCGTCGCCCGGCGTGCCGATGCGGTCACCGACTTCGGGGACGCGCGCCTCTGGTCCGAGACCACCCGGATCGACCTGCGCGTCGCCGAGGTTCCAGCCCCACGCCCTGGCGACCGGATCGACATCGACGGCGACGCCTTCCTCATCCAGGGCGAGCCCGTCCGCGACCGCGAGCGGCTGGTCTGGACCGTCGACCTGCGCCCGGCATGACCGCGATGAAGCTGAAGCTCGACATTGATCCCGACATCGTCGCGATGATGGCGGCCGAGGTCGCGGCAGGCGAACGCGCCGTCACCGCCGCCATGCGCGTGGCAGGCGCGGGCCTCAAATCCGCCTGGCGCGGCCAGATCATCGGCGCGGGGCTCGGCACCCGGCTTGGCAACTCGATCCGGCTGGCCACCTATCCCAAGGGCTGCGAGAGTTTGAACGCAGCGGCGCTGGTCTGGTCGAACGCCCCGGTGATCGTCGGCGCGCATGACACAGGGCCGCTGATCCGGTCGCGGAACGGATTTTGGCTCGCGATCCCCACCCCGGCTGCGGGCAAATCCACTCGCGGCGGTCGGATCACCCCCGGCGAATGGGAACGCCGGACCGGCCTCCGGTTGCGATTCATCTACCGGCGCCGCGGGCCGAGCCTTCTGGTGGCCGAAGGGCGGCTGAACACGAAGGGCCGAGCCGTGGCATCGCGATCAAAGACCGGCCGTGGCCTCGTGACCGCACCGATCTTCCTGCTGGTGCCGCAGGTCAAACTGCCGAAGCGGCTGGATCTGGCGCGGGATGCGGAGCGAGCGCGTGACGCGGTGCCGGGGCTGATCGTGGCAAACTGGGTGGAGGGACGAGTTGACTAACATTTTGTGAAACCTTGACCCGCCATTCAGGACCTTGAAAAACCGTAACACTATGCACATTTCCTACAATCCAACGGTGCAGCGGGGTGGTCAAAAAATGTTCGTATATGCTATATCTCCCATTGATTTCGGCTGGGAGCATTGCCCAACCGTATCTGAATTTGCGGGTCAGATCGCACGTCTTGAATTTGACAACATGGGCTACGGTTCAAGGGGTGACTTTGACGAGTTCGTGAAAAGCTTCGAGAAGGCCAAGGAACTCGCACTTGCGAAAGGATGGGAGGGCGACATTCGCGGTGAAGCTCATGTTTTCCAGGTGCCGGTCGAAGGCTCCTTTGCTTACGGATTTGCTTGGAAACAAGACAATAATGGCGACACTTTCGTGATTTCACCTGTCGAGTTACCGCACCTAAAGAGCCTCGAGTTCTGACCGGCTCATCGTCCACGCTGAGCAATTCGGCTAACGAACCCGCTTGGAATTGTCCAAGCGGGCTTTTTTTTAGGCGTCTACTTCATGCCCAGCCTTCGCGAAACCATCCTCGCCGCGCTGCACGCGCGGCTCTCGGCGATGCCCGCCACCGCGCTCCGCGGCGACGTGCTGCCCGAGCGCGTGCCGGCCGATGGCCTGCTGATCCTGCGCGAAGGCGAGCCGGGGGAGCCGGAGGTGACGCTGTCGCCGCTGCGCTACCACTATCAGCACCGGGCGGAGATAGAGGCGGTGGTGCAAGGCACTGGTCGCGACGCAGCGTTCGACGCCCTCTGCGCCGGCATCGGCACGGCGATTGCCGCTGACCGCACGCTGGGCGGGCTGTGCGACTGGATCGAGGCGGAAGCGCCTCGACCGGTCGACCTGCCCGTCGAGGGTGCTGCCAGCCTGAAGGCGGCGGTGATCACCGTCATCTTGCACTATTCCACGGCCGATCCGCTCTACTGACCCCACTAACGACAGGAGAACACGATGGCACGAGCCCACGGTGCGCGGGCGCAGATGGCGCTTGCGTTCGAGACCGTATACGGCACCGCGCCTGCCTCGGGCTACCGCCTGGTGCCTTTCGCCAGCACCACGCTCGGCTCGGAGCAGCCTCTGCTGAACAGCGAGCTGCTGGGCTACGGCCGCGATCCGCTGGTGCCGATCAAGGACGCGGTCACGGTCGACGGCGATGTGGTGGTGCCGATCGATGTCGAGAACTTCGGTCTCTGGCTGAAGGCGGCCTTCGGTGCGCCCACGACCACCGGGACCACGCCAAAGACCCACACCTTTCAGTCTGGCAACTGGACGCTGCCGAGCATGGCCATCGAGACGGCGATGCCCGAGGTGCCGCGCTATGCGATGTACACCGGCTGCGTCTGCGATCAGCTGTCGTGGCAGATGGCGCGGTCGGGGCTGCTGACCGCCACCGCCCGACTGGTGGCGCAGGGCGAGAGTGTTGCTGCCACCACCGCGGCAGGAACCCCGACCGCGCTGGGCCTGCAACGCTTCGGCCATTTCAACGGGGCGATCACGCGCAACGGCTCGCCGCTTGGCAACGTGATCTCAGCCGAAGTGACCTACTCGAACGGCCTCGACCGGATCGAGACCATCCGCGCGGACGGGCGTATCGAGGGGGCCGACCCCGGCATGGCGTCGCTGACCGGAAGGATCGAGGTGCGCTTCGCGGACACGACGCTGGTGACGCAGGCCATCGACGGCGATCCCTGCGAGCTGGAATTCGCCTGGAGCCTCGGGGCCGACGCCAGCTTCACCTTCACCGCGCATGCGGTCTACCTGCCGCGCCCCCGGATCGAGATTTCGGGGCCGCAGGGCATCCAGGCCACCTTCGACTGGCAGGCGGCTAGGGCCACCAGCCCCGCCCGCATGTGCACCGTCGTGCTCGTCAACACCGTTGCGAGCTACTGAGAAAGCCCGCCATGCTGACCCTCGATCTCACGAACGCACCGCAGTGGTGCGATCTCATCCCCGGCGTGCGCGTGAAGCTGCGCCCGCTCACCACCGCGCTGATGGTGGCGGCGCGCGGCGATCCGGCGGTGGCTGCTCTGCCGGAGGGGGCTGCGACCGAGGAAGCCGCGCTCGCCATGGCCAGGGCGCTGGCGCGGCGCGCGATCCTGGAATGGGAGGGGATCGGCGACGCGGACGGCAACCCCATCGCGCCGAGCCCCGAGGCCATCGACGCGCTCCTCGACCTCTGGCCCGCCTTCGAGGCGTTCCAGACCCACTACGTCGCCAAGGCGCTGCTGCTGGACGCGGAAAAAAACGCCTCTGCGCCCTTGCCGAGTGGCACTTCGGCGGGGGCGACAGCTACTGCGCGGCCTGTGGCACAACCTGTCCCGACTGCCCCGCACGGCTGAACCAGCCTCTGACGCTGGAGGGCGCGCAGGTCTGGGACCTGGCGCAGCGCCTCGGCGGGCAGATGCGCGTCATCCCCGGCGCGGTGATCGGCTGGGACATGGGGGCGGCGCTGTCCTTGGGCGCGGCGCTCGGCATCTCGCCGCCCGCCATCGCCGAACTGCTGCCCGCCCTCGAGGCGGTGATGGTGCGCAAGATCAACGAACAGATCGCGGCGAACCGCGACTGACCCTTTCTGGAGTCCCGATCCAATGGCCGAAAAGCGCGTTTCCGTCCGGCTTGCCGCCGTGGGCGGTCGCCAGGTGCGCGCCGAGCTGGAAGGCATCGGCGAGGCCGGCACACGCGGGTTCCGGCGGCTGTCGACCGAGATGGAGCTGGCCAACGCGCGGCTCGCGGCCTTCGCGCGGCGCGCGCGGATCGCTGCGGCGGCCGCGACCGGGGCGCTGGCGGCGGCCGGGGTGGCGATGGTACGCTCGGGGCTGGCCAACATCGACGCGCAGGCCAAGCTCGCGCAGTCGATGCGGACGACCGTCGAAAGCATCCAGACCCTGACTTGGGCCGGAGAACTTGCGGGCGTCTCGATGGGCGAGATCGAGCAGGCGACGCAGCGCCTGACCACGCGGCTGTCGGAGGCGGCGGGCGGCTCGGGCGCAGCGGCGGGCGCACTGCGGCGGCTGAACCTGACGGCCGCCGAACTGCAAGCCCTGCCGCTCGACCAGCGCATCGTGGCCATCCAGGATGCGCTGGCCCGCTATGTGCCCGAGGCCGAGCGGGCGGCCGTGGCCTCGGACCTCTTCGGGGACCGGGCGGCGCTGGCCTTCCTGCGGATCGACAGTGCCACCCTGCGTGAGGCCGCCCGTGACGTTCAGGACTTCGGCGTGGCGGTCAGCGCGGCGGATGCGGCGCAGATCGAGCGCACCGGCGACGCCATCGCCCGGCTCAGCCTGATCTGGACCGGCCTCGTGAACCGGCTGACCGTCGCCGTGGCCCCGGCGCTGGAAACCATCGCCACAAAGCTTGCCGACATGGCGCGGGCAACCGGGCCCATCGGGCAGGCGATCACCGCGCTCTTCGACAACCTCGGGCGGCTGGCCACCTATGCCGCAACTTTCGCAGCCGTCATGGCCGGGCGCTGGGT